AATGGAGTGGACTCCGTAACTGTTATCGACTGGATACCAGCAACTTGTGACCACGCTTCTCCGCTCCAGCGGTACGCAATGCTTGTATTAGTGTTGTACCAACCTTGGCCTGTGTAATCACCTGTCCCAGAAGGGGTAGAACTGCTAACAATGCAGGTTGCCTGATCACCAATCTTTGCTGCGGTAACTGAATCAGCGTGAAGCTTGCCTGTTGTTACAGCGCTAGTGCCAAGATTTGCCTCAAGAACAATGCCATTCTCTAACGTTGTTACAAACGCTCCAGTGCCGCTGCCTGTTACAGCACCGCTCAAAGTAATTGTTTGATCGCCGGTATTTGTTCCGCTGCTAGTTCCGCTAAAAACTGATCCGTTTGTCCAAGTTCCAGTAGAGGTAGCTAAATCTCCAAGACCTAATGTGGTGCGTTGGTCTGCTGCAGTTCCATCATTAAGTAAAGCTCGACCAGCAGCTGTGCAAGCAATTTCTTCAATTAAACCGCCGTTAGCGCTACTGCGACCAAGAATTATGTCAGTGTTAGTTGTATTTTGAATCTTTTCATAAGTAACTGCGTCTGATGCAATATTGGCGTTTTCTACGATTCCAGCAGAAAGACTTGTCGAAAAGGAGCCAGTACCTGTTCCTGTTACCGCGCCAGTTAATGTAATCGTCTGGTCGCCAGTGTTAGTGCCAGAAGTTGTACCACTATGTGTTCCCGTAAACGTGCCGCTTTGCGTCGCTAACGTTCCAAGGCCAAGTGTTGTTCTTTGTGCTCCGCTGTTGGCATCATCAAGTAATGCGCGACCTGCTGCAGTACAACTAATCTGCTCAATTGTCCCTGCACCAGCAGTTGCACGACCTAGAAGTACATCTGTGGCAGTTGTATCTTGCAGTTTGTCGTAAGTGACAGAATCGGGAGCAAGGTTCGCCTCTCCAATAATCCCTGCGGCAATTGTCGTCGCAAACGTACCAGTGCCACTACCAGTAACAGCTCCCGTCAGCGTGATCGTTTGATCGCCCGTGTTAGTGCCAGAAGTTGTGCCCGAATGCGTTCCAGCAAACGTTCCGCTTTGTGTAGCTAGCGTCCCAAGCCCTAATGTGGCGCGTTGAGCTGCAGCATCAGCATCGTCAAGCAACGCTCGACCTGCTGCTGTTAACGAGAAAACTGCATACGTGTCAGAGGCAGTCGCGTAAATACCTTGATCCGCAGCAGTCGTTAATCCTGAAATTGACTGCAACCCAGCGTCATAAGCCTGGACATCCGTCCCGATTGCTACGCCAAGGTTTACCCGTGCATTGGCAGCATCACTTGCTCCCGTTCCACCATCCGCAATGGTGATGTCTGTAATNCCAGTGATCGTGCCACTGGTGATGGTCAGGTTTGTAAGAGTTGCGCCATCAGCGTCAAGCAGGGCAATTGTGCCAAGACCTAACGTTGTTCTTTGAGCTGCGGCACTTAAGTCATCTAATAATGCTCGACCTGCTGCAGTACAAACAATTTCCTCAATAACACCAGCGTCTGCAGTGCTACGTCCCAGCAAACGGTCAGTTGCCGTAACGTTCTGGACCTTGGCATACGTGATTGCATCATCAGCAATCGAAGCCGTACCTAGCTTTGTCGTGCTGCTTTGATCAAGCTTGTCTAGATCAATAGTGCTGACATCGATCAGGTCCAGACCAGCATCGACAAGGTTTTTTGCCGTAACCTTTTTGGTCTCGGAGCCGCTAATGTCCGCAATAGGCAGGACGTCTATTGCTGCAACCCCAGCCTTGGACAGCTCATTGAGCTGCGTAATTCGTTGGTCAGCCAAGGCTCAGCTCCTTACGCCAGGGGTACTTGCGTTCAGTTTAATCCGTAACTTCCTTCAGCAGGTAATCAAGAGACTGCTCTTGACGAATCCGATCGTCGTCTTCCTTAAGTAGATACTCACCTAACGTTCCAACAACAAGCTTCAACTCACCAGTCGTCACGAAATCTAAGGTGCATCTGATTGCATCGTCTAAGTCAACAGAGACACCAGAATTGGTTACGACGGCAGTGAGAGAGTAAAAAACGCTCTGCTCTGCTGGATTTAAATCCCTATCAACCAAATAAAGGAACAAGTCAAAGGCACAACCCAAGTCAAGCCTTTGGATTAATTGCAGCATCAATAACGGGGTTTCCCTTACGCCGTCAGTCGCATTGTTGAAAACGCATTCAATACGTCCACTACCGCTGATCAAACCAGCATTGTATTGATTCTTAAACTTGTCCGAAAGCGTTGTAGTATCAACTTGCTCACGACTGGCGTTAAATTCGTAGCTCGTGACGTCCCCAAGAATGTTAGAACTAACGTCTCTAACGGCAATCGTTACTGCAATAGAATCACCCGTAAAAGCCTCTAAAGCAATCTCATTAGATCTAACGTTATTAACGGCATCCGCAAAAGATGAAAACAACCGCAAGCCGCCAGCGGCATTTACATTTACATAAGCACTAAAAGTATCTTCAACTACCCCGGAAGACCAGTTAGAGGCTGGGATAAACAGAAGTTTTCGTGCGTCAGTTGTCTCAATATCGATCCTGTCACCAGTAAAAAGGTTATCTATTCCGTTTGCCGTTCCAATGCGGTTAAGGACCGTACTGATGTCGTCAAGACTAATGCTTTCTTGCAGGACGCCAAGAGTTGGATCCGTTCCACGGCGCAGTCGAACGTTGCCTTGACTGCCAAGAAAAAACGTCATCAGCTAATGACTTCAGCAAAGTCTCCGTCAACTGTAAAATTAATTGGGACGACACTTAACTCGCCAGTTGAGACAGAAACGCTTGCCGACGTGATGTAAGCGTTGAATTTAATATCATCTGCACTGCCGGTGCCGACATTCAACTCAAGACTTACACGGTCGCTTTCCGTGACAGCACTTGTTTTCATGATTTTGGACAGCAACGCAGTAAATTGAGTATTGGTTGCGCTTTCGCCAGATTCAAGCTTGTAATACATCAAGGTTGCGCTGCCAGTTGCGCCTTTAACTCCAGGAGTAAAGGTGTTTACGCTGCTAGAGATATCGTTGGTACTTAAAAGCTCTACCGTGGTCTCAATAGACCAATCACGGATCTTAGCTACAGGCTTCCCGCCAAAAACCAGCGAGCCTGTACGTCCGGTGTAAAAGGCCATCGCTGCGCTGGGCTTAGAACATTGCTTTCATACTAGCTTACATCAAACTCGCTGGGCCTAAAGTCCGCGACATGAGCGCGATCTTGATCGTCACAGGGATACTCGATAGCTCTTACAGTCACTTCACCGTCCTGATCCATTTCTACTTCCGTAATCCGGAACACACGCTTCTTACCCGAACTGATCCCCATCACATAAAGCTGGCCAGCCCTTCCAGACAACGCTGAAGCAACACCGTTTAAAACGCTTATTGAGTTCTTAGCCACAACTTGTTTGTTATCCCGGTTATAAACTAAAAAGTCGTAAGTTCCATTCGGAATTTTATCTTTTAATGGCGAGTTCAAGGCGCCACCTTCAGCAATAACGCCGGAAGACGTTCTTTCCCAATGAGCAAGGCCAATATCAACATAAATAAACGCTCCAGGCTCAACTGGGTTGACTGACGGGAAAGTCTTAAATTCAATGCCGCGCCGAATAAACCTGCGCTGATTGACCAGCATCTTGCCAAACAAAATGGCCTGCTGCCTGGTCGTAATAAAGCCACTTGCATCAAAAGTTTCTCTAATTATTTTTTCACTGACAACGTTAGCTTGCTTTCTTGAAACTCGGACTGTCCTTCTGCGCTGAAAAATTGCCTTTGAAAATTCTTCTCTGTAAACAACAGTTGCGATAAGGTCTTGAGTATTTGTTCCATAATCTAAGAACTCTTCTTTGTAAGAATCTTCAAGAATATTGCCTGTCGTAAACAGCCCAGAAATTGTCATAGAAATAGGGCGGCCATCGTTTTCGGCTGCTTTTCCATTGCTGCGTGTGGGCAACACAGGGACTAAAGTCTCTCTGCCATTCTTTCTTGCAAACTCAAGCAAGCTAAAAGGAGCATTGTTAACCCAAAACTCACGCCAAGACGAATTATCAGCAATCACACAGTCCATAAACAATTGAACTTTTGATGGCGCCCCACCGTCTTCAGGATGAGCGGGCAGGTTGTTGTTCTGGCAGAAAGCCTTAGCAAGTTTAAGACTGTCTTGATCTAAAACAGAAGTTGGCGCGTATTTGCCAATTCCGTTTACTTTATCAAGAACAGTATCTACAAAAATGTCAGGTGCATAGCTAGTACTTGCACTTGGATGTTGCTGGGTAAAGTCTTCAACCTTGTAGCTTTTCTTGCCCTCCTCTACAAACGTGGTCACGTTTCGCAAATCCTGTATATTTCGACCAGCGAAAAGGCTCAATGCAATCACCGAAAGATTTCTATAAACTCGATCTGTGTTTTGTATCTGCTGCTCGCTCACAGCAGTTAATGCCATCTCCGGCCCATTTTCAAAACTAAACTGAACCTGCGTGTCAGTATTAACCGAGAATACGTCCCACTCATTTGTAAGCTTAGGGCCACGCTCTTCAAGGTTGGGCCAGCCATCTCTGTTAGTCGCTTGACTCTCTGCACCGTGATACCAAACTTTTCCAGAATCACTGTTGTTGGTGGTAGACCTTATCTTTTCGTTGCTGTCTAAAATTGCAAACCTGCTTTGGCCGTTCAATCTGATTTCAGAAGCTACGTCGTAAACAGGATCAATCTTGAAAGAGTATTTATCGCGGGTTGGCGCTTGGAAATTAAAATCGGTATATGCGTCGCTTTCAGAAGATTGACGCAGTACAAAAAGAACTTTGTGAACTTCGTATTTTGATTCTGATGCTTTTTTGTAAGAAAACCTAAAAAACGCTTGACGACCATGTATGCCGTTGTCACCTAAGGAATATTTTTTAGACGCTTTTACTTCGCCATACTTTTTCTGACGGCCAGAAATTCGCCTAAACAACCTCGACTTAATCGAAAACTTAACTTGATCAACCTCGCTTACCGTTTCATAACTGGCCGAATCTGCTTTTACTAAAGCTTTGACAAAGAAGTTGTTGTCAGCTTGAGCGATGCAGTCTTCCCAGTTTTCCAAGAAATGGTCGATTGCGCGTTTAGCGTGCCTTTTTTGCGCCTCAATACTGTCAAATTCTCTTCCTACCGCATTTATAGCATCTTCGTCAACAATTTTTTTGCCCATTTGAAGATCATCCAGCAGGTCGTCCATTCGCTCAAGACCTCCAAACTGGTATTCATTTGTGCCTCCGTTTTCAGCTGGAGCAAGGCTTGTGAACCCGGTTGTTGCATCTTCCAACTCTTTAATTATTGGCTTTCTGGCTCGGCTAGTAAGTATGTTAATTCTGCGCTGGATTTTTTGTTTCCGATCAGCAATAAGTTGCTCTAAATTTAGCTGATCCTTTCTCAAGGACATGCCTCCTGTTTTATTGTCGCTTAATTGGTCCCAGCTGGGTATCCTTCTCACGTCGCCCTGAGTGTTTTCGTTAAAAGCACTCTGCTTGACTCTTTTTGACTTTTTAAGATTTTTCTGAACTCTTCCTCTAATGTTTTTTAACTTTTGCTGATCCTTTTCTAGAAGGCCAATTTGTTTAAATAATGATCTTTTACTGTTATTTTTCCTCTCGTCCTTTTTAATTTTGTTTTCAATAGCGTCCTCTAAACTTATGTTTCCAAGGATTGCTAGTCTTACTTCTGACTCATCATGATCTCCGTTATTGAGTTCAGCGATTACTGCATTCGCTCTTCTCCGATCTCGGCGTAATTCAGTTCTGGCAAGCTTGGAATTTAGGGTTGGCGGGTCTTCCATAAACTGACGCTCCAATTCTTTTGTGTATTCAATTGAGCCTCCAGGATCAATTGATTCAGACTTGCTTTGACCAACTGCGTTTGTCCACCTAACTGTGCGTTTGTTTTCAAAATTATAGTCAACTTTGCAACCGCCCAACTGATAAGTATTTTTAAACCTTGTCCTTACATATTGCCGCCGATTTGATTCTTTTTCTTTCTCTTTCTCGGTAGCAAACAAGTCTTGAAAATCTTTATCAAGCTTAGTGGGGGGATCAGGTACTACCTCTTCATCCTCCGTTTCATTTTTTATTATCGTCAAATGCTTCTCTAGTTTCTTTTTCTCGACTTCGCTGCCCTCTTGCACAGGACTTTTTCTGTCGTAAGGTGCGGAAGGGCAAATCCCGTCTTCTATGCACGTAAACGTTGCATTGACGTCTCCGTAATCAGGATCCTTTGAGTCGCCAAAGCTGGTCAAGCGGAACTTAGCGGAACCCAGCATATAGGTGCTGCCAAAGTCCAAAGCATTTACTGCTTGACGACGAAAATTAAGAGCTAAAGGTGATACATTGCTGTCGCCTTCGCTAAAGCTTTTAGACTGAAACCTGACCTGAATTGTATCGTTTTTGTTATAGGCGTAATCTGGGTGACTCCAGTCATTTTTCTCTACAGTAATTCCTATATTTCCAAAATCCTCTTCCCCTTTACTGTCCCTCGTCACCATTTCCACCTTGACAGGAATGGGGTCGTAAATGCCAAAAGACGAAGAAGTGGTTGGAGAATATGCCTGGCTAAAACCTTCACGACCTCCTTCCCCTTTACCGCCAGCCGTTACAATCTTGCAAACTTCTTGGTTGTCATTTCGCTTTAAGTCTTCTGGGTAAAACTTTAAGTCACCAAAATTAGGTGCTATGTCGTCAAATACTGGTGGCCCTCCCTGTCTTTTACCTTTATAAAAAAGAAACGTCGCTGATGGATCTAGTTGATCCATTGACATTGAGCCAAAAGCAGTTCTTTTGTAGCTGATGTTGAGGATCTCTGCCGCTCCAAGAACAAACAACAGCTGCATAAACTGCGCTGAGCCGAAATTATCAACTACTGACCAAACTAGGGAACCGCTAACGCGAACACCTCCTTCCGGATTGTCCTTCCTGCTGGTGTAAACAAGATTTACCGTGTCACCGTAAGACGCAAGCTCTGGTGCGCTATTGAAGCCAGAAGAAGGCGCAAAACGTTGCTGCCTTGTTCTTCTTTGATTGTCAGGGCCACTAATGTCGGGAAGCTTGAGTTTTGGCGTTAATAGCGCCGCTCCAACCTGAAACAACGCCCCAACAACCGTTAAAACAATTGCGGTTATCCCCAGATCGTTTCGGACATCAAGGGCAGTTCCAGCTTTTGGATCCTTATATTCCTGCTGCAGCGCAACAAACTCTAGATACTCTTCCTTCGTTACCCCAAGGGCTTCAATCAGCTGGTACTCATAAGGCAGCAGTCTCCGATCCATCAGTTCAACCAGAAATAATGTGCGTTAACGCGCTCTACTGGAACGCAAACAACTTGACCGCCGGGAGCAAGACAGATCAGACCCTGATCAGTCACCGTTCCAAGTGCAGCGTTGTTTGGCTCAGCAAGCAAAGCAGCGGCACCAACTTTTGGTATCTTAAGCCGCTTCCCGCTCTGAAGTAACCAGCGAGCCATTTGAGATGGCTTAAGTGTTTCAGCTGAGTACAACCAATAAACCCAGCAAAACTGCTCCCGATAATCCGACAAACCCAAACGTGAGCGGATCTCACAAAGCAACTGAAAACAGTCAGTCTTGTTCCGTCCGTCTGCTGGGTGTGCGCCCCAGCAATATTCCAGACCTATTAAGTCATTCATCGCAATGACAATGTTGACTCAAGGGGCAAAATGCCTACGTTTCTTTCCGTCAATGTGCTGGCTGGAAAACCTGCAGCAACACCATCAAGAGCTGACCGGAAACGAAGCTCGATCGAATCATCACTGAATGACGCACCAATGCCTACATAAAATTCGTCAAAGCCGCCACTTCTAAATTGATCATTTTGGTTGACGAAACGAGTAGATACGCGCAATTTGCTTAGCCTGTTGCCGTCGCCCTGCTCAACAAGTCGAACCGCGTACCCAGAAGCAGGCAACCTAATCGTGATCTGCTGGTTGTCTGCGTTAAGGCTAGAAACACCACCCTCAAGCTCAAAAGGCACAAAGTCGTAGCCTTGGCCGCTAAATGATTTTGCTTGCCCTACAAAATAATTTTGATAATAATATAACTTGCCATCACTTGTTTCAATTTTTAAGAGCTGGCAAACCCTGATTTCACTTGTAGACATTAGGCGTCAAGCTCCCCAATAAGTTCGACAGAAACGTTGCTAATTCCTGGATAAACACTTTGCACCTCAGGAGGTTTAGCGTAACGCCATTTTACATCCGCGTTCCTAAAATAACTTTTAGTCGTACTTGACATTCCTCCAAACACTTTACTGCCTAGCGCAAAACTGTCGAAGGTTCCGTTGGCAGTATCGTAATGGCTCAAAAGCTGAGCGACCGTTCCAGTATCGGTACGCAGTGGATTGTCATCACCAATATTTTTGAACTGCAGTTTCAAGATATATTGCGTCTTTTTGTTGCCAAAAGCGCGGCGCACTGTCGCCCCAGACATTGCGCGGTATGTCTTACTGGGCAAATCGCCCATCGTCATGCTTCTGGTTGACGGTTTCATCTCTGGGAAAGCACTAGCCATCAGCGAAGACCAATACGGGTTCTAGTTCTAGGGCTATTCTGCATCTTATCCAAGGTCATGTTCATACCTCGTTTTGCTCCGTCATTAGACGCTTGCTTACGGGTCACTGCCATTGCAGATTCAAGCTGCTCACGGCTGACGTATTCCGTTCCACCAATACTGGTTGTCTCGAAGCTGAAGTTCATGGATGGTGCGCCTCCTGAAGCAGGAGAACGACCCATAAGGGAGCGCATGTCTTCATTACGCATGACACCGCCTGATTGACCTGGAACGAATAGCTCTGGGCCACGCTCTCCAACCATGTAAGGCTGCCCGCCTGAAACTGGGCCTCCGTTTGCTTTGGCTTGAAAATCATAAATTGGGCCTTCCACCCCAGCTGCTCTAAACGAATCAAGAGGATTTTCAGGCAACTTGCCTGTGCCTCCACCGCCAAAGCTTGGGCCTCCAAGTGCTTTCAGTACTGCCTGCAAAGCAATCATTGTCAGTTGTTTGACAATGATTTCAGCGGCCATAGCAACAAAGCTTTCGCCAACGCTCCTCAACATGTCTGCCAAAGCTTCTTGCGTTGTCTTGCTTCCATTTATGACTCCTTGGAATGCCGCTCCAAATGCAGATCCAACATTGTCAGCAACGGCAATGGCAACGTTTCCAAGTTTTGTCATCTCCGTTAGTTCGCCTTGCAGCTGAGCAACTCTGTCTTCAACAGTTTTTCTGTCAGAGGTATCGCTCTTACCTGGCCCTTTAGCTGCCTCTTGCTGTATAGCTGTTTTTTGTTCTTTAAGTAAACGTATCCTTTTCTCTAAATCGGCAGTTTGCGCTGCGTTTAATTCTCCACTTATGATTTCTGCGTCAAGAATGCTTATCTGCACATCTTTTTGCCTTAATAAAGCATCAACTTGCTTATTGAACTCAGTAATTCTTTTTGCTTCAGAAGGTAAGACCCCTTCCATCAACAAACGGTTGTACTCCTTAGACGCTGCAAGACTTGCTTCTTGGCCTTCACGTATGCCCTCAATTGGAGCTACAGCGCTTCTAATTGCTTCTGCTCGCTTCCTAGCGTTAGCTAGCTCAAGATTGGTATTCTCGGTGGTTCTTATTTGATTGGCCAGAGCCGCTTGATCAACTGCAAAATCTTGATTTTTAAGCTTGGCAATTCTTTCTAAAGTTTGCTCATACTTTGCTTCTATTCTAAGTTTCTGCGCTTGCTGCGTTCCAGCGACTTTGCTCTGTGCTAGCTGACGTTCCAGACTGGCGGTAAAATTACGAGCTTGTTGCTCTTGACGGGCAAGTTGCTCGGTTTGCTTGGCAAGCTTGCCAGCTCCGCTTCCTATTTTCTTGTTCTTTGCCTCCTGCGCTGCGACAACGCTGTTAGTAAGTTGTAAGTTTTGGTTGGCAGCTTCATTCCTGCTTTTATCCCGCTGAAGCCCCTCAACCTCTAACGTGCTGCTATCTACTGCGTTATTCAAGCGTTTCTCTTCAATAGATGCGGATATCTTGCTGTCAGTAAGTTGCTGGGTTTTGCTTATTATTAGCCTTTTGTTTGCAACAACTGTTGCATCCGTTAAGTCGTTATTGCGTTTTAAATTTTCTCCTATTAGCTCGGTTATTTCGTTTTCAAGCCTTGAAGAGCCAATGGCTGTAGTGGCTTTTAGCTGCTTGGTCTGTTGCGACAACTGTTGCGCCGGAGTTAATTCAGGGGCTTGCAGCTCAGGCTTGGGGCGTGATGATATGGCTTTGTTGGCAAGCTGAGTGAATGCAGGGCCCCCTGGCACCATTGCGCTTAAGACTGTTTGCGCAAAAGTCTTAGGAATATCAAGTTTTACATCCTCGCCAAAAGGAGTAGGTATTTTAATGTTACTAAGCTTGCTTAAAGTTGCTGCAAATACATTTACAGTGTCAGCAGCTGCAAGCAATGCAGGCAACAGCGACACGATTAGAGTTGATTTAAAGTCACTAATATGTTGCTGTGTTTGCTCCTGAGCATCATCTAACGCTTGCAGCTGAGCAACAGCGTCTACTCCTAATTTTTGAGCTACTGTATCTAAGAGCAGAGCTTGTGCCTCATAAGCTTTACCTGCAGATTCAAGTTGTTGTATCTGTAGCGCAACCGAGCTGTTTACTTTTATGCCTGCCTCGCCTAAAGCGGTGAGAGCAGCGGTTGGCTCGCGCAACGAACTACTTAAGCTAGTAATACTGGTTATTGTCTGATCGACAGCGGCACCAAGTTGCGTACCAACAAGACTTAAGCCAAAGCCAAGCTGTCCTCCGGCAAGACCTCCTCCAAAACCACCCAAACCACCGCCAATGGCGGCTCCAGGGCCTTGGCCAAATAGCAACGGAAATGCACCGCCAATAATTCCGCTACTAGCTGCATCCTTGATACGTTTTCTTCGGGCTAAGCGCTTGTTCTGTATCTGTTGCTCAAGCTGCAACTCTTTCTCTTTCAGCTGGTTAGTTCTTATTTGCTCTCTATTTGTATCTGCTATCGCAACCTTTGCTTTAACATCTAATTTCTGCAACGAGCCTGCTAGTCCTACTAATTCCTGTCTGCTTTTAATAGTTCGCTTAACAATTTCTAGTTTTTTCTGAGCCAAGTCGATGCCTTTTTGCTCAGCTCTGTTCATAGGCAAAGCTACGTTAAAACCCATCGCCCCAGAAGGGGCAAGTGGCCCTTGCTGCTGCTCACCAGAGGTGCCTCTAAGGGCAATTAACCTTGCTTTTTCAAAAATGCTGGCTCTTTTTGCTTCATTAGTTGTATTACGAAGAACAGCAAGGTAATTAGCTTGAAGATCAAGACGCGCGTTGTGTTGCTTGACTGAGGTCGCATCTAGTCTTGCTAAAGATTCTTGTACCTTGCCAATACCTTGTTTTACATTTAAACGTTCCTTATCCAAAGCAAGAGATCTTGCTAACCGTTCATCGATGGGAGAGCTTTGGCCCCCCAATACTGACGACACCTGCCCCGGACCTATCTCTCCTGAATATTGTGTACCTCCAAAAAATCTTGATCTAGCGGGAAGCGGTGACGATAGCGCAGTGGAAGAAGCAGGGCCTGGGCCTATTGGTCCTGCAAATTGTGATCCGCCTTTAAACGATCCACGCAAGTACGAACCAGCCATTGTCGTGGCTGCGCCACGCTGCGTAGGAGCAGCTAGTGCAGCGTTATAAGCTTTTAACGCTTGAGTGGCTCCTCTCCTTTTGGCGATTTCTTCGTCAATTAACCTGTTTTGGCGCGACTGAGCGCCTTCAGCATTAAGTAGAGCACTAACGTAAGTTTTTACGGCTGCAGTTTCCGTAGTAGTTGCTTTTGCAGCTTTTTCAGAAGCAAACGAAACTACTTTTAAGTTGTCTGCAGCGGCTTTAAGCGTTTGATTATAAGTTTGTATATTTTGAAGCGTCTTGTTCTCGAACAGATCTCTAGCGCCTAAAAGATCTATCTCTTTTGATATTTGGCCAATGTTGTGCTGTAAATCTCGTAATTTTTTCGCGCCCTTTACGCCGATCTCAATCTCAGCTCTATAGGCCACGACGGTTCCAGCGCACTGCGATGCCTAAGTTTAACGCCTACGCCGTGCCTTATCCATTTCCTTCTGCTGCTCGTCATTGATCACGCTGAAATAGGCGCTCCAACCAAGCAACTCTTCTGGTGTCATCGTGGCGCGAACCTCTGACAAGCTCATGCCAAGCTCTTTGGCAACGCCAAATTGCAGCATGAGCCAATTGTCCTTACGAAGCTCCGCGCTTAGGATTTTGGGTCGATTGCTGCTTCGTCTTCACCTTCGCTCAGCACTCCAAGCATCAAAGACTGAAGATCCTTATCCTTCACTTCGTTCTTTAGAACGTCAATTTCACCAGCAGCAAACAGCTTGTTTCCGTTTGCGTCTTGTGCCTTAGCAATCAATAGCTGTAGCGCAAAAGCATTGGCATCATCTGATTTAGCCTGCCTCTGAGCACGCTCACGCTCAGCCATTGTCAAAGGTGTCACATACATTTCAAACTCTGTGCCATCAGAAAGTTCTACTACCTTCTTTGAAGGTTCTAGGTTTGCAGCTTTCCGAAGACGATCAATTGCTCGCAAAGAAGATGCAGCAGCCATACAAATGATTGTGTATGTGTTGACTGTAGCAGTGCAATAAAAAAAGCCCCGGATAAACCAGGGCTTTTCTTGTTTTAAATACGAATTAGGACTTAGCGAAGTCGAAAGTCGGTGTCGTAGTAGGACGGAAGTTGATCTCAACAGACTGGGCATCATCAGGGTTGATGGCCAAGCTTGCTGTAGTCAAGTTTGCTTCAAACTCAATAGAGCGGCTCAGTGTGTCGTTCAAAGTGCCACTGCTGAACACCTGATCGGTATAAAGCTTGAACTTACAACCGGTCTGAACACGCTGAAGCACGTCTTCGACCATCCGGTTGCCCAGAGCATCGTCAGTGTCAGTGAAGTACACAGTTGCGCTTCCCGAACCATCAGCAAAACCTGCAATAAAGGTCTTGAATGGAACGTACTGCCCAGGGGTAGCGCCAATCGTTGTGACGTCAATTTCGTCACGAGTAATCTCAAAGTTCCACTCACGAACCTGGCCGACAGCTGCAAAAGCTGAATACTCAACCTGGAACTTGTTTGGAGCGACAGCAGTGCCGTCGTCTGTAATCGTGATGGTAGAACCGCCTGATGTTGCAGAAACCTGCATTACACCGGTTGCTGCCACGTAAGAAATGACGTAGTAGACAGTGCCAGCAGTGATGCCAGCAGGTACCGTTCCAGTGCCAGCAGCGCCTGTTGTGGTGTTGACTACACTGAACTTGACGGGGTCACCTACCTTAAAGTTCAGGTAAGTTGCAACTGTCACGGTGTCAGCAGCAACAGTGACGTCGCCTTCAGCAAACTGACCCAACGTGCCAGCTGGCTTGTAATAGAGGGCACCTGAAGTGCCGGATAGAACGGTGGCTGCCATTGGGCGTACCAGAGAAATAGGGTTTCTGCGGGCACAGCCCGGCTATTAACAGATTAGCGCAAAGCAATCAAGAGATCACTGTTGCCACATAGCCTGTGTCGATTCTTCCCATAAACATCGGGGAATCTTCAGTAGCGGAAAACGTTGGTCCGTTAATGCCGCTAACTCGAAAAAATACACCGCTATTCGTCTTAGCTGTATCGTTCAACGTCTCCAAAACGCTTACAGCAGTTGTCAGTAGCGTTTGATTACGTGCAGGGCCTTTGCCCTTTTCCGTAAAAATACGAATCACAATCGCACCACGAGCATTGTCAACGCTGCTAGTCAATGTTGCCTCGTTGGTAAGGCCGAAAGTCACATTGATGCGGACATACTCTGTTGTGGTGTTAGCTGGAACGGCAGTGATGTTGTCGAAGAAGACTGGTACGGCTGGTGACAGGTTGTTGAAAGCCGTCAAAAGCGGATTCTCAACTGCAGCTCGAATTGCTTGGTAGTTCATCGTGGAAATTTTTTAAACGCTTCTTGAAAACTTAGTTTAATTGTTTTGTCTAAAGCGCCTCCCTGCAGATAGTTGTCGTACCAGTCCAAAGGAGCTGTACTCAAGCTGTTGCCTTTTCCCTCAACAACATTGCCTCTAATATTTTTCCGGCGTTCTCCGCGTTTTATCTTTGACTCTTGTTGCAAAGGATCCTGCTTTT